GTTCTGGCTTGCCCCGGCCACTTAGTTCTCCATGCCTGTTTCTTGCTCCTTTCCGGGCATGGGCTGGGGCAGGCGAAAACTCAGATCGAAGTATAAGAAAGGACGCGATATGGTCAAAAAGAAGACCAAAACTCCTCGAACTCCCGAGGAAGCTGAACGATTGGCGATCAGTGCAGCCATGGATCTTGCGACTCAGCAGATTCTTGACGGCACTGCGAGCAATTCGATGATCATCCATTTCCTCAAGCTGGGTTCCAGCCGCGAAAGGTTGGAGCAAGCTCGTCTTGAGGCTGACACAACCCTCGCCCGAGCCAAGGTTTCTGCGCTTGAGTCAGCTGCCCGAACCGAGGAACTTGTCTCTGAAGCGCTAGCAGCCTTCAAGGTATATTCTGGAGATTCAGATGCGGAGCTATGACGAACTCAGCCACCTACACACATTTGAAGAACGTCTCGAGTACCTCTCACTCAATGGAGTATTTTTCGGAGAGACCTTCGGTGGATCCAGGTGGTTAAATCAGAGTTTCTACCAAAGCAATATTTGGCGAGAAGCTCGTGCCCAAGTTATCGCGAGAGATCTTGGATGCGATCTAGGCCTAGAGGGATATGAGATTCATGACGGCATTGTCGTCCATCACATCAATCCTCTAACACCTCGTCAGTGTGAGAATTTCGACCCGTGTATGTGGGATATCAACAATCTTATTTGCGTGAGTCGAGATACTCATAATGCAATCCATTACGGAACCAAGGCGCTAGCTCTCGAAGACTTCGATCCGAGATCGCCCGGTGATACAAAACTATGGTAGGAGGCTAAATGTCGATTCTACGTGACACCAAGACCTACCTCGGGTTGATGGAGGATGACACTTCATTTGATAGCGAAGTTAAGGACGCCATTGACAATGCTTTGGCGACCGCGACTCAGCTGAATCGCGAAGTTGGCGACCTATCGTCCGAGGCAGATTACCCCACTACGACTCTTGGACGGATCCTACGTCAGTATGTGAACTTCTCGGTTCGACTGATGTTCGATCCCCCGCAGACCTCGTTCGCTATCAAGGCGGTCGAGGCTTTGCAGAAAGAGGCGGAGTGGCGACTAACCATTCAATGATGGGAGAAAACCATGAGCGAAGATTATCTGTCTCACTACGGCGTCCTCGGTATGAAGTGGGGCGTCCGTAAGAAGACTGAATCTTCAGGCGGAGTCGGCCTTCGGTCCGTCGAGGAGAAGAAGAAGATCGGCGAAGCAGTCAATGCGGAGGCATTCCGAAAGGAGCGCGCCAAGGCTGAGAAGGCCGCTGAGAAGGAACGCAAGAAGACTGAGTCTAACCTCAAGAAGGCTGCTAAGGCAGCTGCTTCTGCGGCCAAGAAGGCTGCTTCAGGGGCCAAGAAGGCTGCTTCAGGGGCAAAGAAGGCTGCTTCCGAGAAGCACTCCGCGAACAAGGCCGAGCGAGCTAAGGCCGCCGCTGAGCGAGCCCGTAAGAAGCTCGAGAACCAGAAGCTGAGGGAAGCTCGCAAGGCCGAAGCTGAACGCAAGAAGAAGCAAAAGGAAGCCGAGCGCGCCGAGAAGAAGCGAATCGCCGACGAGAAGAAGGCGGCGAAGGAAGCCGAGAAGAAGCAGAAGGAACTCGATAAGCAGCGAATTCCTAAGGGTGGTATTTCGAACGCCCTGCGGAAAGAAGCTCCTCGCCATCTCTCTTCTACAGATCTCATCGAGCAGAACAAGCGACTGAATCTTGAAAAGCAGAACTACGAACTCAAGCAGAAGCTCAAGGAGTACGAGAGTCAAAATAGGAGCGTTCTCTCCAAGACGGCAGATCTCTTTGTTGACGAGGCTCGTAAGAACCTGACAAAGTACGCGGCTCGAACGGCGACGGACATGCTGACTGCGGCGCTCGACTCCAAGCTCAAGGGTACGGAGTATGAGGGTATCGCTAAGATGGCCAAGAGCTCGTTCAATCTCGACGCAATTCTTAAGAATTCGACGGGTAAGAAGTAGGTATGGTCCTATCCAACACCGCCACACCTAAATACTATGCACAGTTCCGCGAAAAGGTTCTATCCGGAGAGATTCCAGTATCGCACACCGTCGAGATGGAGATGAACCGGATCGACGACTTGATCGCCAACCCTAGATACTTCTATGACGATGGCGCTATCGATGGCTTTATCGCTTTCTGCGAAAACGAGATGACCCTTGTCGATGGTAGTGATCTAACTCTTCTCGATTCCTTCAAGTTATGGGCCGAATCGCTCCTTTCGTGGTTCTACTACGAAAAAGTGACGAAGTTCATTCCTGATGAGACCGGTCACAACGGTCGATACGTCCAGGTCGACGTCAAGAGGCGCTTGGTCAACAAGCAATACCTGATCGTCGCTCGTGGCGCGGCAAAGTCCATGTATATGGCTTTCATCCACGCATACTTCCTGACTATTGACCCGACCACCACTCATCAGATCGCGACCGCGCCGACAATGCCGCAGGCTGAGGAGACACTGTCCCCATTCAAGACTGCCATTACGCGCAGCCGAGGACCGCTGTTCAAGTTTCTGTCCGCCGGCACAGTCCACGCAACGGTCGGGGCAAAGGCCAACCGGTCTCTGCTTACACCAACCAAGAAGGGTATCGAGAACTTCTCAACAAACTCCCTTCTAGAGGTCCGACCTATGAACGTGGACAAGCTTCAGGGTCTGAGATCGAAGGTGAACACTATTGACGAATGGCTGTCTGGCGATGTCCGTCAGAACGTCATCTCTGCTCTCGAGCAGGGTGCGTCGAAACTCAACGACTGGGTCGTTGTTGCTGTATCATCCGAAGGTACCGTCCGAAACGGCGTCGGCGATTCCATCAAAATGGAATTACTTTCGATCCTTAAGGGCGAGTACTATGACCCGCACTCGTCGATCTGGTACTACCGGCTTGACGATGTATCCGAGGTTGGGGATCCCAATATGTGGATTAAAGCTCAACCCAACCTTGGCAAGACTGTGTCTTACGACACATACCAACGAGATGTCGCTAGGGCTGAGAATGTCCCCTCCGCAAGGAATGACATTCTGGCGAAACGATTCGGCATCCCGTGTGAGGGGTACACATACTTCTTCAAGTACGAAGAAACAATCCCCCACAACCCACGAGAGTTCTGGCAAATGCCTTGTGCCATGGGTGCGGACCTTTCTCAGGGCGATGACTTCTGTGCGTTCACGTTCTTGTTCCCCTTGTCCACTGGTGACTTCGGGGTTAAGACGCGAGCGTACATCACTACTCGCACGTTTGACAAGCTTCCGGCTGCTGGACGTGCGAAGTATGAGTCGTTCATTCGAGAAGGATCGCTCCAGGTAATGGATGGGACAATCCTGGATATGATCGAAGTCTATATGGATCTCGACGAATACATATTGAGATCTGAGTATGACGTTCGAGCATTCGGGTACGATCCATACAACGCCAGAGAGTTTGTTGAGAGATGGTCCACGGACAACGGACCGTATGGCATCCACAAAGTCATTCAGGGCGCACGAACTGAGTCAGTCCCGTTGGGTGAACTCAAGAGCTTGGCTGAAGACCGAAGGCTAATCTTCGATCAAGAGCTATTCTCCTGGGCAATGGGTAACACCATCACCCTTGAGGACACCAATGGTAACCGAAAGATCTTGAAGAAACGAATGGATCTCAAGATCGACAGCGTCGCGGCGCTCATGGATGCTTGGGTTGCTTACAAGAACCAGCTAGATGACTTCAGCTAATAGAGAGGAGGGTACATGGGTATAATGTCCCGATTGACTCGGGCTTGGAACGTGTTTATGCATGATCACCCTGAGCGATACACTCGTAGCAACTATAGCGAATACCGGCCAAGTTATCGATCCATCGGAACGACAAATTTGGTCCAGACGCTATACAACAAGATTGCGCTCGATGTGTCTAACACACCGATCCGACACGTTAAAGTGGATCAAAATGGTAGATACGACAGTGAGAAGGATTCGAATCTGAACGAGTGTTTGTCTCTCATGGCGAACATCGATCAGACTTCTAACGCTCTTATCTACGAATTAGTTTACACAATGTTGGAAACTGGGAGCGCGGCTCTTGTTCCGGTCGATACTGACACCGCCCTGAACGAGGAAGGCTCTTTCGATGTCCTTTCTCTTCGTGTTGGGCGAATTGAAAGTTGGTACACCGATTCAGTAGATGTCAATCTGTACAACGATCGCACCGGTAATCGAGAAACAATCCGTATTTCGAAGAATTCGGCTGTGATTGTGTATTCGCCACTCTATGATGTCACGGCTGCAAACAATTCGTTGGCCAACCGACTTGCTCGTAAGCTAGATGCGCTCGACGCCATCGACAATTCGGCACTCGGTAAGAAGTTGGATCTGATCATCCAGCTTCCATACTCAGTTCGAGGCGAACTTCGACAACAGCAAGCTGAGACTCGGCGTGAGGCAATCGAACAACAGCTTCGAAATTCGGAGATCGGCGTAGCATATGTCGATGGAGCCGAGAAGATCACGCAGCTCAACCGTCCAGTCGAGAACAATCTGCTCGATCAGGTCAAGTACCTTTCAGAGCAGCTTTACAACGCTCTTGGTTTTACTGAGAGCGTGTTCAATGGAACTGCTGATGCTGAGACCAACCTGTCTTACTACAACCGGACGGTAAAGCCGATTCTCGATACAATCACGAAGTCGGCAACCATGGTCTTCTTGACCAAGACCGCTCGATCTCAGGGCCAGCGAATCATCTACGTGAGGGATCCGTTCGCGGCAACCTCGCTCGACAGCATCGCTTCGATGGCTCAGACGTTCATCACCAACCAGGTTATGACGCCGAATGAGATTCGCTCGATTATCGGCTTGCCGCAGTCCACAGATCCCAAGGCGGATCAGTTGGCCAATCCGTATACGTCATCCGCAAATGCGGATCAACGGTCAAACAACGACCAGGAGGTTCAAAATGGCAGCGCCTAATGACGTCGCCGACTTCGACGGGTGGGCAACCGTCGCAGGTGTCAAGTGCTCGGATGGGCGAGTTATCTCTCATCACGCATTTGAACAGAACGATGGGGCTGTCGTCCCTCTCGTTTGGCAACACGGTCACGACAACGTGACCAATGTTCTCGGGCACGCCCAGCTCGAGAAGAAGCCTGAGGGTGTTTACGCTTATGGATTCTTCAACGGATCTCAGCAGGCTGAACACGCTCGCGAACTTATCGAGCATGGTGATGTTACTGCCATGTCGATCTTCGCGAACAACCTCAAGCAGAACGGCAATGTTGTCAAGCACGGCAACATCGTCGAGGTGTCGCTCGTCCTTAAGGGCGCTAACCCAAAGGCGACAATCGAGAACGTCACAATGGCTCACTCTGATGACGAGGGCTATTCCGCGATCATCAAAATGGGTGACGGCGACGTGACACACGAAGACTTCGAGGGCTCCGAGGAATCGGACTCCGAAGATGAGTCCTCTGACGAGGACAAGACCATCGGTGAGATCCTTTCCACACTCACCGAAGAGCAGCTTGAGGCTGTCAATTACCTCATTGCTGCAGCCATCGATGGGGAGTCTGAAGACTCCGAAGAGACCAACGAAGAAACTGAGGAAGATATGAAGCACAATGTCTTTGAGGGCGACAAGTCTCCCGAAAACACGCTGTCTCACGCAGCTTTTGCTGAACTGGTTGAGGCGGCCAAGCAAAACAACGCCACTCTGCTCGAAGAACTGAAGCACGGCGATTACGGTATCGATAATATTGGCTATCTGTTCCCCGACGCCAAGTCTGTTACAGATGAGCCTACTTTCATCGACCGCGATCAGTCTTGGGTTTCTGTCGTCATGAACGGTACGAAGCACTCTCCGTTCGCCCGCATCAAGTCTGTCTTTGCGGATATCCGCGATGATAAGGCCCGAGCCAAGGGTTACGCCAAGAAGGCGCAGAAGAAGACCGAAGAGGTCATCAAGCTTCTGACTCGTACGACGGCCCCCACGACGATCTACAAGAAGCAGAAGCTTGATCGTGATGACATTGTTGATATTACAGACTTCAATGTCGTTACCTGGCTCAAGAACGAGATGAAGGGTAAGCTTAGCGAGGAAATCGCGCGAGCGATCCTCATTGGCGACGGCCGGCAGATCACTGATCCCGATCATGTCGATGATGAAGCAATTCGTCCGATCTTGAAGGAAAACGATCTTTACGCTTTCCATAAGTCTCTCGAAGCCAACACGACTGACGAGACTCTCGTGGACGACATTGTCCTGGCGTCTGCCGATCTCGAGGGCTCTGGTGCTCCGACGCTGTTCATTTCGAAGAAGCGTCTTGTCAAGATGCTCCTCCTGAAGGACAAGAATGGTCGACGCATTTACGAGACCGAGGCTTCTCTCGCTGGTGCTCTTGGTGTCTCCAAGATTGTTACAGTCCCTCAGTTCGAGGGTCTGGAGCATGATATCAAGGGCGTCAACCACGAGCTTCTGGCCATCGTGGTCGACCTGCGCGACTACACGATCGGTTCGAACGCCGGCGCGGAGCTCGGTATGGCTGAGTCCTTCGACATCGACTTCAACCAGTACAAGTACCTGATGGAGACCCGTCTTTCGGGCTCTCTGACGGCACCGTACTCGGCCCTGACGATCTCGCGCAAGAAGGCCTGAGACTAATGTCACGATTCAGCGGTAAGCTGGGTTTTGTGATGACGCGTGAGACGGAGGAAGGTGTTTGGCTTGAGGATTTTGTCGAACTCCCGGTTAAGGGGGCTATTCGCAGTCTCTATGTTCGGAACGACAATTCAGCATCTGTCAACACCAACCTCCGTCTCACAAACGAGATTAGCATCTTGATGGACACCAAGATCAAGACCTACCTCGAGACTCTGAAGTATGTTATATGGAAGGGTTCAAAATGGGAGGTACAGTCCATCGGCGTGAACTACCCACGGCTGACCATCAATCTAGGCGGTCTGTATGCGCACGTATAGAGATCTCCTACATCTGCTTCAGCAAGCGGTCCAGCACAACCGGGTATATTTCCAGCCCCCAGAGAATCTGAAGATTGGATACCCGGCAGTTGTCTTCCACTTGTCGAAGATAGAAGTCGACCACGCTTCCGATGCGCCATACAAGGGCGCAAAAGAGTACTCGGTCACTCTAATCACCAAGGATCCAGAGCCAGACGTGATCGACGAAATCCTCAAGATCCCGTATTCGTCTTTGGATACGACATACATCTCGGACGGAATGAACCATTTCGTCTTCACGGTTTACCTTTAAGGAGGGTATCCTATGGCACAGATCAAGTGGGACGAAGAGGGCTCCCATTTCTATCACACTGGCGTTAATAAGGGCGTTCTGTTCCCCTTCGACAACGCCCAGAACCGATACGGCACGGGTGTCGCTTGGAACGGTCTGAAGACCGTCACCGAAACCCCTGAGGGCGACGAGTCCTCGGACATCTACGCCGACAACCTCAAGTACCTGACCCTGATGTCGGCCCCGTCGTTCAAGTTCACGATCGAGGCTTACACCTACCCCGATGAGTTTGCCGTCTGTGATGGTACCGCTCAGCTGGTTAAGGGTGTCAACCTCGGTCAGCAGCCGCGTACTCGCTTCGCTTTCTCATACTGCACGAAGCTGGGTAATGACACCAAGGGTGATGCGTACGGCGAACTGCTGCACATCATCTACGGCGCCACTGCAGCTCCGTCCGAGCGTGCATACAACACGGTCTCCGACTCTCCCGAGGCGATCTCGTTCTCTTGGGAGTGCTCGACTGTTCCGGTCCAGGTGGACGGCTTCCAGCCGGTCTCCGTCATCACGGTCGACTCTTCGAAGCTCGACCCGCTGAAGTACAAGAAGCTGACCGACAAGCTGTACGGCGTTGCGGCTGGTGGTGGCGGTACTGCCACTCCGAATCTGGTCATGCCTAACGATCTGCGTGCGCTTCTGGGATGATTTCGCTCACGCTTGAGTTTGGGGGAGAGGAGCGGTTTGACGAGCGTAGTAATACGTTTGTTACGCTGGAGCCGTTTACAGTTACTCTTACGCATACCCTGTCTGCGGTGGCTGAGTGGGAATCCGTCTACAAGCGGTCGTTTCTGGAAACCCCACCACAGACTGGCGAAGAGTTAGTGTACTACATCCAGTGTATGTCGGACCGCCCTCTCCCTCGAGATTTCGTCAAGCGGCTCGACCAAACCGTTCAGGTCAAAATAGCAGACTATTTGTCTGACAATGCTACGGCGACAGTTCTATGGAACCCACCTTCAAATGGCGGCCCACGAGACACTATGACCAGTGAACTGATCTACTGGTATATGACTCAGCTGGGCATCCCATTCGAGTGTGACAAGTGGAACTTGAATCGGCTATTGACGCTGATTCGTCTCGCCGCAGCCAAGCAGAACAACCAAAAACCGGACGCCCGGGCTTCGGCAGCTCAGCGTGCGGCTATGAACCAAGCCCGTAGGGCTAGAACAGGGAGTAGAGGATGATTGACATTCCCGCGGACGCACAGGTCCCAGCAGGGCCTGACCCCCATGAGGACCGAGATCGCGCGATTTACGAAGGGAAGTAAGGTATGAGTAAGATTGACGACGTGCTGTCGCACGCCACTTACCGACTCGGCTACTATGCACCGGACGATCCTGAGCCGGGCTCTGAGGCTGGTCGATGGCTCGCTAAGAGTATGAACCAGTCTTGGCTCGCCGGCCCGTCTGAAGACGTCTGGTGGTGTATGGCCTTTGTGTCAATGGTATTCGATATGGCGGGCGAGATCGACGCAATCGGTGGCTATAGCTACAACACCGATGTCACCAAGAACCGCATGGAACACGTCGGCATCGAAGACGCGCAGCGCGGTGACGTTGTGCTCTTCGATTGGGATCGCGACGGTGTGACAGACCACGTTGGCATTGTCGAGGCAAACCTTGGTGATGGCTGGCTTCAGACTATCGAGGGCAACACATCCCCATCCAATGCAGGCTCTCAGTCTGCTGGAAACGGTGTCTACCGTCGCCAGCGCTCTTTCGGAATCGATTGCGTTCTTCGACCTAAGTGGTCCGACGCAGAGGACTCTGACGATTCAAACGGTGCCGACAGCCTGACCGACAAGTGGTGGGGCAAGGCTACCACCTACGCTCTCCAGGCGTCCATGGGTCTTCCGGCTAACGGCTGGATCGAGGATCAGGACGAGGACAACGAAGAGTACTTCGAACGTACTGGTACTGGCTGGGACTGGGTTGAAGACCCCCACGACGGTTCTGACACCATTGCAGAGCTTCAGCGTCGTCTCGACATTGAGGCTGATGGTATCGCTGGACCTGATACGGCGTCTGCTCTCCAGCAACACCTGCGAAACCGTGGGCACGAGCTCGATGTCGATGGCTATTGCGGCTATCGCACGGTCGAGTGCCTGCAGTACGAGCTTGTCAACGGCACGCTCTGGGGCTGATCAAGAAAGGAGGGCCGTCATGATCGAGATGAAGTTCGACGCTGAGTTTGACATGTCAAAATGGTTAACACAAGTCAAGAACAAGAAGCTTCGTGACGTACTGGCAACCGCTGGTACTCGAGGCGTGGCGGCCCTCCGGGCCAATACCCCGGTTGATACCGGGAAGACTGCTGCTTCTTGGCAGTATAAAATCAAGGAGACCAAACGAGGCGTTAAGATCATTTGGTATAACACAAACATCGTGTCTAAAGTCCCTATTGCGATCATTCTGCAATACGGACATGGGACACGTCATGGCGGCTACGTCCAGGGTAAAGACTATATCAACCCTGCGATGAAGCCCATATTCGACGAAATCGACCGAATGGTTGGGAGGGCCATCAATGGGTAAGAGTATTGAGAATAAAGTCGTCTCACTGGAGCTCGACGATTCGAAGTTTACAAGCCGTGTTGACGGCGTTCTTCATAATGTCGACCGACTGAAGTCTGGAATGAACTTCAAGCAGTCGACCGACGGTCTTGACAATGTCGGTAAGGCAGCCCAAGATGCTTCAAAGCAGATGGGCGGTATCGCGGATGGTGTTAAGAATGTCAACACATCGATTGTCAACAACTCAACGACAGCGGCAGCCGCTACGGCTAATGTCGGTGCGGCCGCAAAGATTTCGTCGACTAATTTTTCCATGCTCGCGGGTGCTGCTTCCGTGGCCATGGGTAACATCGCATCCAAGGCTCTTATGGCTGGCGGATCGGTGCTTTCCTCGTTCACATTCGGCCCTATCCTGGATGGTTTTCGTGAATACGAGAACCAGCTTAATGCGGTTCAGACTATTCAGGCTAATACATTCAGCAAGGGCGAGACCACTGCGACGATCAACGCAGCTCTCGACGAATTGAACGCTTACGCGGACCGGACCATCTACTCGTTCACCGAGATGACACGCAATATCGGTATGTTCACATCTGCGGGTGTCGGGCTGAAGGATTCGGTTGCCGCGATTAAGGGTCTGTCGAACGTCGCAGCAATGTCTGGCTCATCTTCTGAGCAAGCCGCAACGGCAATGTACCAGCTGTCTCAGGCGCTTTCGACAGGCTCTGTAAAACTTCAAGACTGGAACTCGATCGTGAATGCCGGCATGGGTGGCGAGCAGTTCCAGGAAGCACTTAAGCGTACTGCACGAACCTACGGTGTCGAAGTCGACAAGATGATCGACAAGGCCGGGTCGTTCCGAAACTCGCTTAAGGACGGATGGCTCACATCCGAGATCATGATCGAGACCTTGACCCAGTACACTGGCGATTTGTCTCGTGAACAGCTGCTGAGTGCAGGTTACACGGAGCAGCAGGCTGACGAAATCATGAAGTTGGCTGAAACGGCTAACGACGCTGCTACGAAGGTTAAGACTTTCTCGCAGCTGATCGACACAACTGCCGAAGCACTTGGTTCGGGATGGGCTTCCATCTTCCGAACGATCTTCGGAGACTTCGAGCGAGCCAGAACCATGTGGACTGCTGTGTCCGACGTGATGAACACCGGTATTGGAACGTTCTTCGACGCCATTCAGGGTATTCTCGACCGCTGGGATGAGCTCGGCGGCTGGGAAGAATGGTGGTATGGTCTCGGCGAACTCTGGCTCGCAATCGCAAAGCCTCTTAAGGCGATCGGCGATGGCTTCTTCAGTGCTTTTCAAGGCGATGGCGGCAAGGCTTTGTACGATTTCTCGTACTACTTCCGTCATTCGATCTCGCAGTGGCTTATGATGTCTGACGACTTCGCCAACAACCTCGGCAAGATCTTCAAAATGGCAGGCGAATTGATCTCGCCAGTTCTTGAGGTTCTCATCGGGTTCGCCTCGGCGATTGTCCAGATTGGTGTGGCCGCGTTCAAGATCGGTGTGATCCTTGCAGGGATCTTTGTCAAGCCGATGATTCTTGTCGCGGCGAAGGTCGGAGACATCGTCTCTGTCTTCAGCGACTGGTTCGGTCAGATGCTTGGTGGAACTGACATCCTGGGAGGCCTTGCTAAGGTCCTCGACTGGATCGTCGACAAGTTCCAGAAGCTTGCCGACTGGATGTACGCTATTGCGGACGTCACGATCACGCCGATCTTTGATGGCCTCAAGGTCGTCATCGAGGCAGTGCTCAAGCCGCTCGGTGAATTCATCGAGACGATCAAGAAGGCGACATATAACGTCTTCAAGCCTTTCGGCGATGCTGTGTCAAATGTCTTCGGTGCTATCTTCGGTTTCGCGGCCGGCACTGGCGGTCCGATGGAGAAGATCAAGTCCGCTTTTGGTGGATTCGGAACCGGGTTCCTTGAGAACATGACCAAGCTCGCAGATGCTATCGGGCCCCAGTGGTCTGAGAAGATTAAGGCTTTCTCGGATTCGATTCTCCCAATCAGCGAGACTATCGGCAAGCATCTTGGTGGTGCCGTTGAGAGCGCTGGTAAGGGGATTAAGAAGTTCTGGGATGATGCGTCTCCCCGGATGGCCGAGGCCTGGTCCGAATCGACCAAGCGGATGAAAGACTCGATCTCCGGGGTCGGCAAGGCTTTTGGTCGCGCCGGCAACACCATCTCCAAGACGTTTGCGCCTCAGGTGCAGGCAGTTAAGGAGTTTGGTAAGGCCATCGGTGACGTCTTTACGAACATCGGAACACATCTCGACAACAACACATTCCTATCGACCGTTGGCGACAGCTTCAAGAACATGATGACGGCGTTCGGTCCATTTGGATCTCTGATTAACGGCATCGTCGATTTGTTGGAGAAGCTCGGGGATCTGACCAAGTCTATATTTGGTGGATTCGGCGACGAGGCGAATGGCGCTGCTAGCGGACTGTCGACTTTCGGGAAGGCAGCCTCTGATGCGTTCGACACTCTCGGGGTCGTCGGCGGGTTTATATACACCGCAGCGACCGGCATCGTCGAATTCTGCTCATCGGTTGTCGAGGCTATCGCGAATCTCATCGACTGGCTTACCAAGGGCATTGACAGTATCAAGAAATTCGCTTCTGAATCTCAAGCATTCAATTCGTTCAAGAAGAACGTCGGCAAGGCATTTGAGAACGCCGGTTCGATGATCCAGACTTTCTGGTCAGGTCTCGGTTCCAGCCTCAAAGACCTGTCGATTTCTGATCTCTTGAGTGGGGCACTGCTTGGCGGTGGTCTTGGAATGGGCTTCAGGACCCTTCAGACCGTGCTGGGTCAGTTCACGAAGACCACCGATTCGTTCAGCGGCATGTTTGACAAGTTCGGCAAGATCGGAGAATCTATCTCTGGCGTCTTCAACTCGCTGACTGATGCTCTGAAGTCTATGCAGGAAGTCATTAAGGCCAAGGCCCTTCGAGAGATTGCGATCTCTGTCGGTATTCTGGCCGGTTCGCTGTTCATTCTCGCGATGATCCCGGCACCCCGACTTATTCAGGGTGCTGTGGCGATTGGCGTCTTGACTAAGATCCTTCTTGTCGCTCTGACTCAGATCAGCGAGATGAAGATCAACAAGATGCAGATTACTGGTATCATCGGCGCTGTTATGGCGCTGTCCGTTGCAATTCTACTGATGTCGATCTCGGTTGGTATTCTTGGATCTATGAAATTGGGTACTGTTGCGCAGGGTATCGGCGCCGTTATGGTGCTGGTACTCGGTATGACAATGGCTGCCAAGCTTCTCGCCAAGGATTCCAAGACCATGATCCAAGGCGTCGGTTCCATGATTGCCATGGCCATCGCAATCAACATGCTGGTGGTCCCAATCATCGCATTGGGCCTTCTCCCGATTAAGGCGATCGCCCAAGGTGTTATCGCCGTCGGTGTGTTGATGGGGATTCTGGTTGGCTTTGTTCTGCTCATGAACAAGGTCGCTAGTGATCTCAGCAAAATGGCAGCCATTTCGCTGATGATGATCTCGTTCGCATTCTCGATTCAGATGCTAACGGCCGCGGTCGCAGTGATGGGCTACATGGACATGAATAAACTGTTCCAAGGAATAGTCGGTTTGTCCGCTGTAGTCCTACTGCTGGTGGCCATCGCGAATCTGATGCCTCCTACGGCAATTGTCGGAGCGGGGTCCTTGATCCTGACCGCAATTGCGATGAACATCGCGGTCGGGGCGATCGTACAGATGGCGAACCATAGCTGGGGAGAAATTCTCAGTTCGATGGGCAAGCTGATTCTCGTCGTTGCGGCTATCGTCGCAGTGGCGTTCGCTGCTCAAGGTGCTATCTTCGGTATTGCCGCACTCACATTGCTCAGCTTCGCGTTGAGTATGTTCACGACAGCCTTGTCGAATGCAGCCGGACTTAGCTGGGATGCTCTCAGCAATGGTCTATGGGCAATTGGCATCGGACTTGGTATTCTGATCGCGGCGGGATACCTTGCTGTCGGCGCAGCCCCAGGACTAATTGCCCTGGCAGTTGCAATCGGCGTGCTCGGTCTAGTCATTATCGGTATCGTGGGGGCCATTACAATTCTGGTTGCGATTTTCACCACTTTCATCTCCGTTGTGGCTCTAGCGGGCCCGGCTATTGGGGCGGGTATTGTCGCGATCGCTTCAGGTATTGCTGCGGGTGCTGCGATTCTTGCAGCTGCTGCTCCAGCAGTTCAAGCTGCTCTAGTCGGTATATTCACAGCGTTGGAGAACTCAGCCCCTGCAATGGGTAACGCCGTCTCATCGATGGTGCGGGCGCTAATCCCAGCCGTGAATGAACTGATAATCATGGCGGGGGTTGCTATTAGGCAGTTCATCAGCCAAGTGTATCAGGTCATGAAGCAGAAGATGCCTGACCTGGTGCAGATCTTGACGATATTCATTTCGGGTATACTCCAGACTCTTCGGAATATCTGGCCTGAAGTTCTTAAAACCGTTATGGACCTCCTGTTCCAGCTGGTCATGGCGATTGTCGAGAACATTCCCAAGTTCAGTAAAGCTTACCAGGCTCTCCTTACGGAATGGATCGATGCCGCTAAGGCCTGCATTCCGCTTATGGTGGAGGCCTTGCTGACTCTGTTGCAAGCACTGATCGATGGCATCACGGCTAAGATTCCTGATCTGGCTGCTTCTGGTGCGAACATGATCGCAGCAATGATCAATGGTATGGCCTCTCAGGCTGTGATCATCATCAACGCTGCATGGAATGCTGTCATTACATTCATCAATGGATTTGCTGACGCAATTGATCAGAAGGGACCTGAGCTCCAAGCCGCGGTCAATAAGCTGATCACAGCCATCGTCAACTTCATCAAGAATGGCTTGGTCGGCATGGCCAACAAGTTCTCCCCTCAGGCTGCGACCATCGGTCGCAACATCATCAACGGTGTTGTCAACGGTGTGTCTAGTGCTGCGGGAGCCCTTTACAACAAGCTGCGTAATGTGGCCTCGAGTGCTCTTAGCTCGTTTAAGAGTACTCTGGGTATTCACTCGCCTTCGCGTGTATTCGCGACTGCGGCTGGGTTTATCGTGGCGGGTATTGTGCAGGGTATCGACAAGAACCAGGGTGACGCGGTCGACGCGATGTCCGGACTTGCCGGTGAGATGGTCAACGCCATGGACAACCTTGACACAGATTGGAATCCTGTGATCAAGCCGACTGTTGACCTTTCTGAGGTTAATGGTCTGCAGGATCTCACGATGAATGATCTGAACGCGAATGTTGTCGCATCTTCGGTTCAAAATGGCAGCCAAACAGCGCAGGAGATTCGAGCACTTCGAGACGAACTGCGCAACAACCAGAAGCCGATGGTCTTCAACCAATACAACGAATCACCAAAGGCGCTTGATCTAAACGATCTCTATCGTCAAACCGAGCGTCAACTTGAACGAATGAAGAGGATGTAAACACCATGGCGTACTCCATGCTCAAGATATTCCCAACGAGCGGCGTGGGACTATCGATTCCACTTAATGTGGAAACAGAAGGATGGGTTGCTCAAATCCTTAACGGATCTTTCGGCGCCAACAAGGAGTACAACTTCACAGGGAACGTTGTGACAACGGTTACGGATAAACCAATCGATATCAATGTGCGTTTGACTCCAACTGTCCCCATACCCGAAAAGTCGGCTAGATCCTTCTTGGATGTTTTGGTCAACGGAAGCGACCTTACCGTTCAACTTGTCGACGAAAGCGCCAAGGCTCCGTCGATCAATTACAAGTTTAACGAAACGAATACATACACCAAACCTACAGTACTTTTCAACCGAAAAGTAATTTGGAAACAGGGTTGTGTTATCCGTGAAATTAAGTACAATTACAGCGACCACCCCGCCACAATCGAATTCACAATCACAACTAAGAACCCAGTGTTGTATGGACCTGAGTTCAGCTTGTATATGGGGTTTGGTAACCAGACTTGGCCACAGTCGATTAATAACACTCAAGAAATTCTCGACAACCTATATACCCGGATCGGTTATCTCGACATTGTGCGCTTGCGCATCGGACTCCCTCCTGTTGGCAACACCAGTTACCAGATCTTTAACCGGGGTTTGACGCAGTTTCATGCGTATGTGAGCGGATCGTCAACGACCGAAAACGGATTGTTCACCATGACCAAAAATGAAACCGGCGGTCGAAATTTCGTCATCACTGGTGGATATCAAGCTCTGTCGGCAATCTGTTACGCCAGCGAAGCATACCCCGCACTTTCAGTTAACGACATCTCGGCGTTCGTTAAGAATTTTTCGCGAGCGCCGGCCAAGTTCAATATACCCAACTACGGTGATTGCTTTGTCGCTATGGATTTGGTCATGACTAGAAAGGGTTTGTGACATGCCAAACATGGTTCAGGTTCTCGAAGACCGTGCTATGTGTACGTTTAAGACACATCCGGTTTTCGATATGCTCATCAAAGAAGGCCTATATGCAGCGTCTATTACGTTTAGGTGTAAGGGTCTTTTCCCGTGGCCTCCGGGTGTGTTGGTGTGCTGTATGGGAAGTACTCGAACACCATTCATTGTCGAGGAGATCACATACGAATCTGATGGAATCACCGAGGTTCGAGGCACTTCAGTCTGGGAGGCCCTGAAGCGAAAAAATAAGGGTGGTTGGTACTACATGTACCGAGATAACCCGCAGTGGCCCACGACAATTGATCCATTCACGGTTCTAGCTGGAACGCTTGATAGTATCAACAAAGACGCCAACAGATGGTTCCCTTTCTGGGTGTATCTTAATGCGTACGGCGTCCATCCAGACTACAAAATCGAGTTCGATTTATCTTCCAGTGTGTATGACGACATCTACGCGGCAGCGCTGTACAACCAACTGTACTTCAAATCGTTGGTTAGGCCAACGCAAGATATTCCGTCGAATATCACAGTCTGGTTGGAAATTCAGTCTCTGAACAACACATCGAAAGCGCCGTATGATCTCGGTTCGCTAGATTCAATCCATTCTCGAGTGATTCGTCGACTGCCTCAGCAACCAACGCACTGGTATATCGGGCGGAATAAGGACTACGGATACTGGCGTATTTCATCGCGGGGGCGTATTCGAACGTGGTATGAGAATCGTGCGTACATGCAAGACACCACGGACTGGAAGGGTCCGTATAGGTATGAAGCTGGTATCACGGGTGACCTGAATCGAGAATGGGGTCAGATCACTGAGGAAATTCGATGCGAGCCACTAAAGTCTGTGGAAGTCGACATCGACGAGATTTCAGTGGGTATATTCAACCAGCTCGAAATCGGCAATCCAGTGAAGTGTTCAATCATGGGTGTCCTCATATCTGGTTACGTCATTGAACGAACAATCAGTGGCGGAGACAAGACAAACTACTCGATCAAGATCCAGCCCGATCGATTCTATGAAAATGGACAGGAGGTAACCGATAAGTGGATTTGACAAAGCTTTCGGAAGTGGCAAATGCCGCACTAACGGCACTACTCAGTAGCCCCGGTATCTTAGCATGGGCGAAATCGCGAAAACAGTACGACGGCTCTATAGACAAGCTCCTACTACAAGTTGCCAAGAATCAGCTCGTGTCTCAGGGTCGCGAATACTTGAATCGCAGTTACATCACGATGGATGAGTACGAGGAATACGAAGCCGAGTACCAGGTGTATTCGGCTCTAGGCGGAAATGGCCTCGCGCGACGCATATTTGAACAGGTGGATGAACTACCTATGGTGCCAAACGGCATTGACGGAAGGAAGAACTGATGAACAACCAGACATACGATATTCTCAAGCGCATTGCGCTGATCGTCATCCCTGCACTGGCCACGTTTGTCAACGCGGTCGGTATTGTGTGGGGCGTACCGCACACCAACGAGTTGACTGCGACGATCACGGCATTCGGCGTCTTCCTCGGGGCGGCTCTTGGCGTAAGTTCCAAGAACTACGAGCCCGAGACACACGGCAATCTTGTCGTGACGAAGCATGATGACGTCTACGCGGACTTCGCGGCTGAGCCTGCGAACCTCAAGGATGGCGACACCATCGTCCTGAAGGTGACCAAGCCCGAGGTGTAAGAAAAACGTTCGGCATAGTGAGTACTACCCACTCTACACGAAAGGACTCACCATGTCTAACGTCGAACGCCTCTACGAACCTGAGGACCTCGAGAACGAGGTGCTTAACTGGCTCGGTGGAGAGGACCCGTCGACCAGTGAGTACACCACTGCTGTTGGTAACCTCGAACGACTGCACAAGCTCGTTAAGGATAACGACCTTAAAGAGAAGCTTATGCCTTCGTCCGAGACAATCGCCAATGGCGTGGTGTACTTGCTCGGTCTCATGGCGGTCCTCAACTACGAGCAGACACACGTTCTTGCCTCAAAGGCATTTTCGATGCTGAAGTTCCGTAAGTAGAACTGCTCGAAAGTCTATAACCCTAAAACCTAGGATTATAGACTTTTTCTCACAAAAAATGACCGAGAGAATAATGAGAAATATCAACCCCTAACACGGGTTATGGGCATTAACTTGCATGAACTAGCACAAACTTTACGCAGCGAATAATGAGAACTATCAACCCTCAAGAAAGGAACTGTCATGTTCATCGCAATCATCATTCTGTCCCTGCTTGTTGTCTTTGCTTCCGCGAAGGCCTTCCAGTACAAGACTCAGATCGAAAAGATCCAGAAGTCTACCTGGGCGGTCTTCGACGAAATGGAGACGCTCTCCCCCACAGAGACGCTTGACAACCTCATGCGAAAGATCTGGCACGCACTCTATGACTGAGTGACTCTCAACCCTATAACCCCTAACACGGGTTATAGGCTTTAACTTACATGAACTTACATGAATTAACACAAACTTTACACTACTAATAATGAGAACTATCAACCCTCTTTGAAAGGAACCATCATGTTCAACGCACTCACCATCGTCGTTTGCATTCTTCTCGCCCTCTCTTTCACCTACAACATTTGGCTCGCCTATGTTGCGGATCGCTACGAGACCACCATCAAGAAGGTGGCCGGCTCGTACAACCGCGCATACCGCGACCTCGCTGAAGGTGCCGAGAAGGAAGATGTCTTCGACACCCTCCTGCGTGACATCGATCACGACCTCAATGACTGAACCCTCAACCCTATAACCCCTAACACGGGTTATAGGCTTTGACAGCATATTTTACGCGGCGAATAATGAGAATTATCAACCCTCTTTGAAAGGACCACTCTCATGTCGAAGTACGCTTACTCCTTCGTTGCCGCCGCCACCCTCGCGATTGCAGCACCTGTATTCTACAACCTCGGCAGGATTGAACGCACTGTATTTTACAGCAAGACGTTCAACTACGCCTGCTATGGTAAGAACCAGATGCTCCGCAAGCTCTGCGTGGAGCTCATCAACAAGGACCTGAAGCTCACCATGAGTCTCCCCGACCTTGAAGAAAACTGAACCCCCTCAACCCCTATAACCCCTAACACGGGTTATAGGCTTTTGACCTCAAAATAGGAGTCACTATGAATAGTTTGTTAGTGCTACTAATCGCGATCGCAACGCCGTTTTCTATATGGTCTGGAATTAACGCTCTGGCGATGATTGCAGTCCGTCGTAAGAACCCGGTGATCGAGCTTGTCGAAGAGCTCCGCAAAAAGTACCCCGATACTAATGAGAACTAACCACTCAAGAAAGGAACCCACCATGTCCAACTCGAACGAACTCGAAGAGACCACCACGAAGACCCCTCTCTCGGACCGCATTAAGTCGGTCGCCGAAAAGAGCATCCCGGTCGCCAAGGTTGCTGCCTTGTCCTCCGTCGCTATCTTCTTTGGCGCTATGACCATTGCCGGTCTGCGTGCGTCCTCGGACTCTTCCGACGACGAGTGACAACACTCCTCTGAGAACACTCTCATCCTATAACCCCTAACACGGGTTATAGGCTTTGACGGCATATATTACTCGCTCTCTAATGAGAACTATCAACCTCTCTGAAAGGAACACCCCATGTCCGTCAAGCTCATCAACACCATTGATCTTGTCACCTGCGCCCTCATCGCGCTCGCCGGGGGTTACCTCGTCGGATTCACCGGCGCTACCAATTACTACAAGCGCCTCTTCCGCACGTCGTACACCTCCAACGATCCCGCTGAAGTCGATAAGGCCCACAAGACTCTTTGTCGCAAGCTGCACCTCAAGGTACAGTACCCCGACGAGAACTGATCTCAACCCTATAACCCCTAACACGGGTTATAGGCTTTGCTTGAAAGGAAGCACAACCATGACCCTGCGAAAGATCTTCAACGTCTCCGAAGTCGACCTCAGTGTTCCCGAAGGATCGCTCGTCTCGATCTCGGTTGCTCACTCAGCCCCTGTACGTCCGAACGCCCTTGAGACGACTGCTCTCGGGGTGCTCGTCAGCAAGCATATCGACGGCAAGGTGATCAAGCCTCTGCGCGTCGCGCCGTACAACTACGAGGACGTCTGCTTCACGGATGGATCCGGCGAACGTCTTCTCATTTCCAGGGACGAGGCCGACAAGCCTGACGCGAAGTACGCGATTGTCCCGTTCCGATTTGTCATGACCGCTCGTCGTCAGGCGTTCGCCAAAAACATCGTCATTGTCGACAACACTGAGCTGCATGATCCCTACATCATTGTCGACTCCCTCGCGGTTGGATCCGATCCGAACTTCATCCCGATCTCCGCTACCTCCATCCTCGGCCTCGATCTCGCCGAGTACATCGCCAACATCTGATCAACCATATTTTCAAGAAAGAAGCACAACCATGTCCATCAAGAACACCATCAAGCTTGCCATCAACTGGGTTAAGACCCACCCGCAGATCCTGATCACAGGTCTGGGTATCGCAGCCTCCGTTGCGACTGCCATTACCTCCGGTAAGGCCCACGCTAAGGCCATCGCCGACGACAACGGCGCATCCAAGAACCTGCTTGACTTCACTAAGCGTAACTGGATGACCTACGCCCCCGCTGCGATCAGCCTGGGCGTCACCATCTTCGCAATTGTCTCCCTTCACAACGTCACCTACAAGAAGTACCAGGCTCTCGCCGCTGCATACTCCATTTCTCAGATGAACGTGTCCGAGCTGCGTAAGAACGTTGCTGAGACCGTCGAGGTCATCAAGAAGGGCGGTAAGCCCGCCGACAAGAAGGCTGCCGAGAAGAAGCTCCCCGAGGGCTCGATGGTCATTTTCGGTGACGAAGAGGTCCTGTGCAAGGACGCTATCACCGGACGTACCTTCCGTTCGACCGCGGAGAAGATCCGTGGCTACTGCAACAACATCTCTGAGGACCTGCTGAACTTCGGTCCCTGCCCTCTGAACGACTTCTACGCTCAGATCCACGTTGGTGAGACGAGCATTGGTGACGAGCTCGGATGGGATGGCGGCGTGATCGTCAAGCCTGAGTTCCGTCCGGTGCTCCTGCCTTCCGGTTCGCCCGCGATTGAGGTCGCGCTGACGCCGGCTCCTCAGCCCAACTGGTTCAAGATTGGTTGAAGAGCTGTGACCAAGGAGAACAAGGTCACTTTCACAGACGAGCCAATTGAGTATTCTGACCCTCCAGAATACTGGCCAAACACAAAAAACGGGAGTCCTAATGAGAACTAACCCTCAAGAAAGGACCCCTCCCATGTACACCTTCGGAATCATGCTTGGCTTCTTTGGCGTTTGCTGCGCCCTCGATCCCAACCGTGCCCGTAAGAAGGCATACAAGAACTCCCAGAAATGAGACCACCTCAACCCTATAACCCCTAACACGGGTTATAGGCTTTGTCTAAACTGAAAGGCAATCACTACAATGGAAACCCTTGGCTCTATCATCATGCTCATCATCATCCTAGCCTTCATCACCTTCATGATGATCATCAACGCGATCACCAAGATCCTCGGCGGAGGTACTGGCAAGATCGCTGCCACCGGCTTTGTCGGCTTCCTCCTACTCAAGGCCTTCGGCCCGAAGCTCGATAAGTACATCGAGGAGTACCGCAACCGCACCAACCAGAACAAGTGATCGCCCAAAACTCAACATTTGGAAGGAACATCATGAACCGCGCACTTGCGTCTATCGGTATTGCAGCAGCTGTTGTCTGCGGATACGCCACCCCATCCCTCGCAGCTGACAACCCTATCGACGCCAAGATCACCCAAATTTCCTCGGGCAGCTCCCAGGTGTCCTCGCCCGTGACTGTCAAGGGCTCTTGGTCCACCAAGAAGCTCGAGGTCGGACAGACTTTCACGGTTATGTCTGACGTCGTCAACTGGGCGTACGACTTCCCGTTCACGCTCAGTGACAATACCAAGATCGGCTCCTGTAAGACCGACAAGGGAACACTCACCTGCACGGTGGATAACGTCCCGGATGCCGTCGCCAACAAGACCGATATTTCCGGTATTTGGTGGACGACAGCACGTCTTCAGGAGTCTGTCGTCGGCAAGAAGTGGGGTGAGATCTCTATCGGAGGTCGGGCATACCCGTTTACCTTCGGCGACAAGGATTGGGATAGCGCCTGCGATAACGACTGCAACGGCGGTCACTACGAGGACGCCAAGCCTGAGAACTCGAAGTGGGGTTGGGTCAATCCCGATGGCACCACTTCTTGGATGATCACCTGGATTGCTGAGCCCGGAACTAAGTACAACGTCCACGACGGGTACACCAAGCTCAGCACGTCCGTCAAGTGCGCTAAGGGCGACATCTGGGATCCCAACACGACTGTGTATGTCTCGGCGACTCGCGTTAATGACTACACCATCGAGTTCACTGCTCCCGAGGGAGTTAAGGTCTGCGTTACATACACCCCTGAGCCGATGGCTACGCCGGCAGGAGCCAAGACCGCGACGAACATCGCCACGGTCAATGGACTCAAGCTCGAGCGCACGATCGAGGTCGAGGTTCGCGGAGGAACGACTGGTGATGGAACCACACCGGCTCCTGAGCCCAGTCCTTCTCCTTCTGTGACTACGCCTGTGCCAGTTCCTTCGGTGACTACGCCTGTGCCAGTTCCTTCGGTGACCACACCCGCACCGCAGTCAGGAACGAGCACTCCTTCGGCTAAGCCCTCTCACTCTGAGACGGCAACACCTTCGGCCCGCCCCACAAAGACGGCAGAATCAACCAAGCCTAGCGAGACCAAGCTCGCTAAGACCGGAACCAATGCGGAAATCGCTGCGACTCTGGTCATCGTGATGGCCGCGATTGGCGCGGCCGTCTACATCATCGCCAATTCTCGAAAGGAAAACGACTGATATGCAGTCTATCAAGGTCAAGTACATCAACTTCTTCGGCGAGGAAACGGACGAGACGCTCCATTTCCATCTCTCCAAGGCTGAGCTCATGAACATGGAGCTCCAGCGCACCCCGCTTTCTGCCAAGATCGCTTTGATCAACGGCGGTGAGGCTTCCCCCATGGACGCTTACAAGCTGCTTCGGGAATTCGTGGGTGCTGCCTACGGCGAACGCTCTGAGGACGGTACGCGATTCTTCAAGGATGAGCGTGCGACCAAGGCATTCCTGGCGTCCCCCGCGTTCGATTCCCTTCTGGATAAGCTTAGCAACGATCCCAAGTTCTCGAACGGGTTCCTTGCCGGCCTCTTCCCGGATGACATCATGGGTAAGGCCAAGAAGCTGATCGAGGAGAACCCCGACGCTTCTCTCGAAGAGCTCCGAAAGATCGCTGAGGAGAATTGATGTCGGACATCGTTCCCATCGAGCCTACTCGGCCCACTGAGGTCTCCCTCCCTGGCAACACCGATAAAGCCAAGGAGGGGGCCTCCCCCGAGAAGAAGGTCATCGCCAAGGCTAAGGTCCAGAAGAAGTCTGCCATCAAGGAAGCTCTTCGGACCTTCTTCGCTCAGGATCTCCCAGAGATTGCTGAGCATCTTGTGATCGATGTGGCCATCCCTGCTGCGAAGAACGCCATCACCGACATGGTGACACAGGGTATTCAGCAGCTACTTTATGGTGAGGTCGATCCAAGGCGTCGATCCACGTCTGGTTACACATCATATTCCAGTTCCTCTCGTTCAGATCGTGGTCGGGCTTACTACGACTCGCGTCGACCCGAACGGCGTGAACCCCGTCAGCCGAAGCCCACGAATGTTGAGGACCTTGTGTTCGACACTCGCGGCGATGCTGTTGACGTGATCGAATTCATCGCTGAACAGATCGAAGAGTACGGCCAGGTCTCTGTTGCAGATCTGATGTCGTCCGTTGGTATTCAGCCTCGATACACCGATGAACGCTGGGGTTGGACGACAACCGATGCGTTCGAAATCCGACAGATCAGGGAAGGTTGGCTTGTCTCTGCTGACCGTCCCGAACCCCTCAAGTAACATATTTGCTCAGAAAGGAGCACATTCAAATGTCTATCACAACCGCTTTCCACACGGGCATGGCTCGCATCTCGAAGCACGCCCCCACCATTCTATCCGTTACCGCATCCGTCGGTGTTGTTGCAACCGGATATCTCGCATGGCGAGCCGGAACCCGATTCGAGGACTGCGAGGGTCGCGATTGGGATCGCCGCAAGGAGTGTATCCGCAACGCAGACCAGATCGCCGATGAGGACGTCCACAAGATCGAGATGAAGAACCGCATCCTCTTCATCCTCGACACTGCGTACACCTGCGCACCTGCTGCGATTGTTGGTGCGGCCACGATTACGATGATCTACTTCTCGAACTCGATTTCGAAGAAGCGTCTCGCTGCCGTTGGAGCTGCGTACACTGCTCTCCAGACTGCGTTCGATGGCTACAAGAAGACCATGGTCGACGCGCTCGGTAAGGAGACGGTTGAGAAGATCACTCGTCCGAAGCTGCCTAACGTTGGCAAGTCCGCCGAGGAGATCCTCGCTTCCGATAACAAGTCTGATGCGGCTAACGTGTTGGACGCAGTCGTGAACTCGATTGCCGAACTCTCCCCCTACGCGCGCATTATTTCTGAGGAGTCCTCGAACTGTTGGGATGACAACGAGGATTACACCTCGGAGACTCTCGCTGCCGTTCAGCTCTGGGCAAACCGTCGTCTCGAGCGTAAGGGCCACCTGTTCCTGAACGAGGTCTACGATCAGCTCGGCCTCTCTCGCACTCGTGAGGGCGCGGTCGTCGGTTGGATCAAGAACTCCGAGAACGGTGACAACTACGTCTCGTTCGGAGACTACGAAGCGAACATCTACCGTGTCCCGAGCGACGACTACTCTCGCGTGGATTCGAATTTCATTGTCGACTTCAACGTTGACGGCATGATCTGGGATAAGATCTGACATGCACTACACATCCTGGCTTATCAAGCGAGGGTGTCTCGAGAATTACTCGGAGCTTGCTTCGGTGTGGGATGAACTCGATTTCATGTGGTATATTCCTGAGGACGAAGATAGGGCCATCCAGGCTCTTCGTATGAGGGATGAGTACTGCTACGAAACGGGTATGCCCTCGCCGAGGCAAGCTCCGGCTTCGTTCCTTGAGGTCTTTGTGAGCATTACCGATACCCTGACGGCAATGCTGTACCAGGATCGGGAATCGTTCACGAAGTCCATTCTTCTGAACGTGGGCGCTCGTTCATATTCTGACGACGGGCGCCTACCTTCAGAGATTCATGAGGAGGCTCTGATCATCGCCGAGCGCGTGATGTACCGAACTTACTCAAGGAACGGTACCGGCGGACTCTTCCGCATACCCGGGGCGGATATTCTCGAGACGCCCATCACGACCCAAATGATTCAGTGGGCTAACTTGTACGACCCATATCACTAAAGGAGGCCACTGGAGGTGGATTTCTTTACCATAGAATTGAAACCAATTCGCGGCCGACTGGGGGAAATGGAAGCGGCCCCCTGGTTTCTGAACACGAATTCCCGAGACATCATGTTGCGAGATGGTGACTTCGTCGCTATCTGGAACCCTAAATCTAATCTCTGGTCTAAGAACGAATTCGACGTCATTGATCTGATCGACAACAGCGTTCGTGAATACGTCGAAAACGCATCTGTTCAAAACGTGATTCCAAGGTTTTGCGCATCCGAGAAAGATGGTGTCTGGAGGCGATATCGTCAGTGGACTAAGAACATGATCGACACAGATCATCCTCTCGATCGAATGCCGGTGTTCGAGAACACTCCCATTCGTCAAGATGACCACGTCTCATATCGCCTCCCTTATTCGCTCGAAGATGGGGTTCCAGTTAACTGGGAGAAGCTTGTTGATACTCTATACGATTCTTCTGAACGTCAGAAGATCGAATGGACCATCGGTTCAGTCCTCACTGGTGACTGTCGGAAAATTGATAAGTTTCTGGTATTTTATGGGGATCCTGGTTCGGGTAAGTCGACGATTCTGAATGTTATGCAGCGACTATTCGGAGAGTTCTGCGTACCATTTGATTCGGAATCCCTCGCCCAACGGAATAATTCATTCGCACTAAGTGCGTTTGCTGACGATCCATTGGTGGCCATCGAACACGACGGTGACTTGAGTCGAATTGAGACAAATACTCGTTTGAACTCTATCGTATCGAACGAAGTGCAGCTCATCAACGAGAAGTTCAAGAAACCCCGTTCGATGAGGATAACAACCACCCTCATCATGGCCTCAAATAATCCAGTTAAGATCACCGATGCGAACTCGGGTATTCCTCGACGTTTGCTTGACGTATCCCCCTCCGGTAATAGGCTCCCTGTGGCGGAGTATAGAACGGTGATGGACGGTGTCTATCAAGAACTTGGTATCATCGCCAAACACTGTATTGACGTATACCGAAGTCTAGGGCCGGATTATTACCGCAACTATAGGTCTCGGACAATGATCTCGGAAACTAATCCGGTGTATAACTTCGTTACAGAAGTGTACGACGGATTTGGTCCGGACGACAAGATCACTCTTGCTAAAGCATATTCCGATTATAAGGAGTATGTCGAAGAGACGGGGCTCCAATACCAGATGCCTAGGTATAGGTTCAAGACAGAGCTTCGTCGATATTTCAGAGAATTCCATGAGCGAATCATGGTTGATGGTGTATCGTATCGGAGTCTGTTTATAGGCCTTCAAAACGATAGGTTCGAAAGCCATCTCTCCGAAGGTGTTCAAGTCAAAAGCGATAATTGGCTTGAACTGACTACCGGTGGCATAACCATATTTGATGAGCACTTTGCTGGGTGTAAGGCCCAGTACTCATCGGATAAGGGAGTTCCGCGAAAAGCTTGGGCGTATGTTGATACAACACTCAACGACATCGTACCCACAGACGAACACTACGTACTCTTGCCCGAAGAGTACGTCTGCATTGATTTTGACCTGAAAGGAGACAATGGTGAAAAAGACCTCAATGCTAATCTTCGTGCTGCTAGCGCTTGGCCTCCGACGTATGCGGAGACGTCGAAAAGCGGCGGCGGCCTCCACCTCATCTATCGATATCCTGTCGATAAAGATACCGTTCTCGAGTATTCTCCTGGAATTGAAATCAAACGATTCCGGGGGAACGCGTCTCTTCGGAGACGACTGTCCCTTCACAACGGGAGAAGTATCGAGGATTATCCGGGGGATCTCCCAGCAAAGGCTCCCAAGATGATCAACAAGAAACATATCCAAGATGAGAACCACCTCAGGTCTCTCATCGCTAAAGCGCTTCGTAAAGAGATACACGCAAATACTGCTCCCAATGTCGACTTTATCAAGAGTATTCTTGATGAGGCCTACGAGTCTGGGATCACGTACGACGTTACAGACGCTCGGAATGCCGTGACCTCTTTCGCGATGTCTTCGACGAATCAGAAGGAACGTTGTCTCAAGATGGTCCAGCAGATGCGCTTCATGTCTGAGGACAAGGCAGAGGTCGCAGAGGACGGAAACGGACGCATCGCGTTTTACGATGTCGAGGTCTTCCCGAATCTGTTTGTCGTCTGCTATAAGTTCCCAGGCGAGGAGTTTGTCCATTTCTGGACGAATCCCTCTGCCAAGGCAGTGAAGTCGTTGTTTGATCTTCGGTTGATTGGTTTCAACAATCGGAAGTATGACAACCACATCATGTATGCGGCATCGCTCGGATATTCGAACGCGGAGCTCTTCGAGATCTCTCAACGCATTATCAACAACGAGAAGAACGCAACATTCCGCGAGGCTTATAACCTCTCTTACACGGATATTTACGACTTCTCGACGAAGAAGCAATCACTCAAGAAGTGGGAGATCGAGCTCGGGATCAAGCACCAGGAGAATAACTTCCCTTGGGACCAGCCGGTTCCAGAGAGTCAGTGGGATGACATTGTTGAATACTGCAAGAACGATGTTGAGGCCACTGAGCTGGTGTTCAACCATCTTGAAAGCGACTGGGGCGCACGCAAGATCCTTGCCGAACTCTCCGGTCTGAGCGTCAATGACACCACCAACCAGCACACCTGTGCTCTGGTGTTCGGTAAGGAGCGTCGACCCGACAAGTCGAAGTTCGTTTATACTGACCTCAGCGAGATGTTCCCCGGGTATACCTTCGACAAGTTCGAGGGTTCATCCTACCGTGGAGAAAATCCCGGGGAGGGTGGTTACGTATATTCGGAACCCGGATATTACGAAAACGTTGCCCTTCTAGATGTTGCATCAATGCACCCGACGTCGATCGAGCAGCTCAACTTGTTCGGTCCATATACACAGCGTTACAGCGAGCTCAAGCAGGCTCGCGTGGCGATCAAGCATAAAGACATGGATTCGTTGAGCAAGCTCTTCGACGGGCGTCTTGTTGAAATCGCGAAGAACTATGATCTTGATGAACTTGGCAAGGCTCTCAAGATTCCGATCAATTCCATGTACGGGCTGACGAGCGCTAAGTTCGACAATCCTGCGTGGGATCCTCGGAATGTTGACAACATTGTCGCGAAGCGAGGGGCGCTCTTCATGATCGATCTCAAGCACTACGTGCAGGACGAGCTCGGTCTGGTAGTCGCTCACATCAAGACGGACTCCATCAAGATTCCCGGGGCGACACCTGATGATATTCAGAAGGTGATGGACTTCGGGAAGCGATACGGGTACGACTTCGAACACGAGGCCACCTACGCCAAGATGTGTCTCGTCAACAAGGCTGTATACATTGCTAAGTACGCATTTCCTCACGAAGGTAAATGGACGGCTACGGGTAAGCAGTTCCAGGAACCCTATGTGTTCAAGAAGCTCTTCACGAAGGAGTCTATCGAATTCGAGGATTACATTCAGACCAAACAGGTCAAGACCGCAATGTACCTACGGTTCCCCAGTAGTGGAGATCACTTCGTCGGCAAGGTCGGTGCGTTTGTACCGATCAAGCCTGAACGAGGCGGCGCTGAACTACTACGGATGAACAGCGAAGGCGAGATCAAAGACGCCGTCGTTGGGACAAAGGGCTATCGCTGGAAAGAAGCAGAGATGGTCCAATTCATGCATCAGGAGCAGGACGTGGATACGTCTTATGCTGAGATGTTGGCTGATGAAGCCAAACAAGCGATCGAACAATTTGTCGATCTTGAAACACTGTGCCGCTGAGAAAGGAAAACATCATGGCATTCAACAACACCCCCTCCGATCTGGTTATCGAAGACGCTCGTCTGCTCTTCACGAACTTTGCAGGATCTCCGACTCGCTACAACCAGGAAGGAGGCAAGCGCGAGTTCTCGGTCGCGATTCCTCTGAACCTCGTTGATGATCTCGAGCGAGATGGGTGGAACGTCAAATTCAGAAAGAATCAGGACGGTGAGCTAGATCCCGAGCGTCCTTACCTCGGCGTCAAGGTCTCGTACAAGTTCCGTGCGCCGGCTATCTGGCTGGTTACCGGTGGTCGCAAGCAGCTCCTCAATGAGGATACTGTGGGCACCCTGGACAACATCACGATCAAGACGGCCGATGTGGTTATCCACCCGTCTGTTTACGACGTCCGTGGTCAGAAGGGTATCTCTGCGTACGTCAAGGAGCTGTATGTCGTGATGGACGATGAGTCGGCTTCTTTCGCGGCTAAGTACGCGGATCTCGACTGATCATATTTTAAGGCGGGGGTGGGCTGTGAAAAGTCTGCCCCCGTCTTAGATGAAAGGAGTTATCATGTACGTCGAAGACTCTGAAAACTGGGCCACAGTGCCTGGCTTCAACCACTACGAAGCAAATCGCCTCGGCGCGATTAAGCGTAAGGATACTGGAGTGGTCCTTAAGCCGTTTAAGCGTCGTAACAGCACGTCACGCTACGTTCGGCTGTACACAACTCCCGGTGAGGCTCGAGAACGTTCGGTCGCATCGGTGATCTGGGCTGCATTCTACAAGAGGTGGCCCGACAAGGGTCTGTACGTCTGTCATGCAGATGGAGACCTTGAGAACAATTCGATCGATAACCTGTTTCTGGGAACTCGATCGGATGTCCGAAAAACACAGAGGCGTCGAGATGATCTCATCTGGGCGCAGCTACAAGAGGAAGGAGAACTGGTTCTATGAGTAACTGGTTCGAAACCATTGTCCCGAATGATCGAACGTGGTCGGCGGACAATATCCGGCCGGTCAAGACACTTAAGAAGGGTGACGCGACTAATATCGCACGATACCTTTCTACGGTACTTGAACACGTGAATGATCCAGCGCTTAATGATGACAACTTCACGGCGATTGTCAACATCAAGAACGGCTTCATTCCGGCTAACGGTGACTACTCTGGCTTCTCGATTCAGATCGAGGGTATCGTCCAGGGTGAACAGGTCAGCAAGACTGTCAACGGTAGCTCTGACCCGATTTCGATGGAGTATGTCTGGACTGTCAGCAAGATCACATTCTTCGTGAGTGGTCGTCAAGCCAATGACCACACTAAAGAAACTGTGATTGATGCCGGCGATGACTGGATCATGCGCGCCATTACACACGGTAATCAGGAAGAACCCGGATTCGGTAAGGGCGCTAAGTACGGCTCGTGGTGGGCCAACAACGCTGAATTCAACCCTAAGTTTACGAGTGCTTCCCGGATTTCGATCAAGAACGCACTCCGGAAAGACCCTGGAACGGAGCAACTCTGATGGCACAGATTCCTGACAACACGAAGACATATCTCAAGACTGCTGGAGCTCAGTTCAACCGAGAACCAAATTCCGAGAAGGTTATCAACGCTGGTATTCTGGCTCTCGCAAAGCGAGCGGTTGGGAATGTCATCGAAAGCGACGAACCTTATACCATTCGGATCAACTTCCAGAATGGTCGGATCGTCGGAAGCGAGGCTCAGCCGCGTCTGTCTGTTGAGCTTCTCAATGGGCGTGCTACCACATCCACGATTGATGTGCCCCATGAGAATACCGAGGTCTTCCTCGAACTTAGTGCTCTCGCCGCTGAAGGATACACGTCGATCCTTAACGGAGACTCTTGGGTTGCTCGCGTGAAGTTGGATGGCGATACGGTGAAGACCGCGTTCGTTAACCGTGACTTCAGCGAGGAAGACCGAGCGCTCATCAAGGCGGCACTGCTTCGCGGATTACGTCCGCAGGTCGGTATGTAACGGAAGATAGGAGATATTCAACATGGCATTCAAGACGACGACTGGTCCTGACCTTTCTGAGACCAAAGAGACGTTCACTACTCCGCCGCGAGAAAACCCGCCGGCTGACTTCTCACCGCTGGTGTTGACGGGCTATGACGCGACCATTAGGGGGGTGCATTCGTATAAGAAGGACGGCTACTGGTATGTCGACTGGATGGAATGCACTTCGCTATTCGGCCACACAGTCATTAGTGCTATGAGTCCGTTCTCATGGGAATGGATTGCTCGCTGCTCGTGTACTGGTGGTGGATGGGTTCGTGATAACGTCGAGTTCTATCACGCAATCCCAGAGGAAATTTGCGAGCGGCTGTTGTGTCTCCTATTCGACGACGATGACGAATAAACTATATTCGCATCAGGAAGAGGCCCTGAGGCTCCTACAAAGTGGTAAAGTCCTGGTCGGCGGTGTCGGCTCGG